ACCGCTACCTCCGGGACGACCCGAAGGAACGCCGGCTCTCCGGCCTCCCCGAGAACTCGCCCCCGGATGTCGTGCGCCTGGCCCGGCTCAGCCGCGTGAACCTCCTCAAGTACGTGGTCAGCGCCCGGGTGCAGGGCCTGTACGTGGACGGGTTCCGCACCCCGGCCTCGCCCGACAACCTGGCCCCCTGGACCACGTGGCAGCGCAACCGTTTCGACGCCCGCCAGATCGGCGTGCACCGGGCCGGCCTGGCGTTCGGTGCCAGCTACGTCACCGTGCTCCCCGGCGAGGTGCGCGGCCAGACGGTCCCGGTCATGCGTGGCGCGTCACCGCGCAAGCTCACCATCGGCCTGGGCGAGGACGACGACTGGCCGGCCGCCGCGCTCCAGCAGCTCACCGAGAAGCGGTGGCGGCTCATCGACCCGGAGGCCGTCTACGAGCTGCGCCGCGGCGACGGCGACGCGTTCGAGCTCACCGACGACGACATCCGGCTCCACGGCGCCACCTACGACGGCGAGGCCGTGTGCCCCGTGGTCCGGTTCCGTGACACCGATGACCTGGACGACCCGGTGCGCGGCATCGTGGAACCCCACATGCAGCTACAGGACCAAATCAACATCACCACGTTTGGCCTCCAGGTGGCCCAGCATTACGGCGCGTTCCGGCAACGGTGGATCATGGGATGGCTGGCCGAGAGCGAGGGCAAGGCCCTGGAGATGGGCGCCAGCCGGCTCATGATGTTCGAGGACTCGCCCGGGGACGTCCAGGTCGGCGAATTCGCGCAGACCGACCTGCGCGGCTACATCGACAGCCGGGAGGCCACCATCCGGCACCTGGCCACCGTCAGCCAGACCCCCGTCCACGAGCTGCTCGGCGAACTCATCAACCTGTCCGCCGAGGCGCTCGAGGCGGCCCGGGCGTCACAGCAGGCGGCCGTGCAGGAGAACAAGCTGGTCATGGGCGAGGCCCACGAACAGGTCCTCAACCTGGCCGGCGAGATGGGCGGCGCCACCGTCGACCCGGAGGCATCGGTCATGTGGGGCGACACCCGCATCCGGTCGCTGTCGGAGGCGGCCGCGGCGTTCGGGGACCTGGTGGAACGGCTGGGGGTCCCGCCCCGGGAGCTGTGGAAGCGCATCCCCGGGATCGCCCAGCACGAGGTGGAGGCATGGAAGGCCGCCGCGGACTCGGGCGACGCGTTCGCCGACCTGGAGGCCCTCCTGGACCGGCAGACGGCCGGGCCCAGCCCGGGGTCCTGATCCCTGTGGCGGCCACACCGGAGGGGCGCGCGCTCACGCAGGCCCACCGGGCCGCCCAGCTCGCTGTCCGGGCCGGTTCCCTGCGCGACATCCAGCAGATATGGCGGGTCGTGGACCCCGCCAACCTGTCCCGCACCATCGGCCCTTTCTCGGAGGCGGGCGCGGCGCTCGTCCAGGCCGGCAACACCCGCTCGGCCGGCGTCGCGGCCCGGTACGTGGAGCAGCTACGCCGCCTAGAGCGTGTCCGGGGCGCGGTCACCATGCTGGCCGGCGAACCGCTCCCCCGCGAGATCGCGGCGGCGGCACTGCGCGGGTCGGCGCTGCGAGGCATCATCAACGCCCGCCGGGCGGGGTTCAGTGTGGACGCCGCGGCCCGTAACGGGTTCGTGCGCATGGCCGGCTCGGCGTCGTCGCTGGTGCTCAACGGGGGCCGCGAGCTCGTGGCTGAAACGGGCAGGGCGGACCGGCGGGCGGTCGGCTGGCTGCGCGTCACCGGCGACGAGCCGTGCGCGTGGTGTGCCAGCCTGGCCGCGGAGGGCCCCACCCGGGACCCGGAGGTGCACGCGTTCCACGACCATGACGGGTGCACCGTCGAGCCTGTCTACGACGAGGGCGCGTTCACGGACCGGTCGCAGTGGCCGGATGCGTCGCAGCGGTTCCGGGACCAGTGGGATGAGATCACCGGCGGCGCCGACTTCCAGGCGGGTGGGGCACGGGAGGCGTTCCGCCGGGGCCTGGAGGCGTCGGCGAAGGGCCAGCCGCTCCCGGACGTGGACCCCACGATCGGCGTACCGGAGTTCTGAGGGGCGGGGCGACCGCCCGGGGTCGCTACCCCCCGGGCCGACAAGGCGGCGGCCAAGTCGCGACGTCGGATGCCTCCGCGCCAGCCGCCCCGCCCCGACAGGGTATGCGCGCGTCCGGTCGCACAACCGGTGAGAATCGGCCGGGAATCCACCAGACCCGCCACGGGTCACGGCAACATGGGAGAGGGCCGACATGGCCAAGAAGGACGACACCAAGCCCGACACGGGCGACAACGCCGATGAGCCCGACACGGGCGACGCGACCGCCGCAGACGTCGAGAAGTGGAAGGGCCTGGCACGCAAGCACGAGGCCCGGGCCAAGGCGGCGCAAGCGGAGATCGACAAGGCCAAGGCCGAGGCGGCCACGGCCAACAAGTCCGACATGGACAAGCTGAGCTCCACCGTCGAGCAGCTCCGGGCCGACCTGGCCGAGGAGCGGCGCAAGTCGATGGTGGCCGAGATCGCTGCCGACAAGGGACTGTCGCCGGCGCAGGCAAGGCGACTCACGGGGTCCACCCGGGAGGAGCTCGAGGCCGACGCCGACGACATCGTGGAAGCGTTCGGCATCAAGCCCGACAAGGGCGACGACGACGACAAGGGCGACAAGTCCGACAAGGCCGGCACCAACGGCAAGGGCGACCAGGGCGACAAGCCCGGCATCGGCCGACCGAAGGAGAAGCTCCGGCCCGGCGCCGCAGGCGATGACACCGAGGGCGAGATCGACCGCAAGAAGGCGGACGAGCTCGCGAAGGACATCGAGTCCGGCGGCTTCATGTAACCCCGCCCCAGGTCAGGACGGCCGGGGCCACAACGAAAGAGAGCCAGACCGATGGCAGTTCTGACCGCGCAGGGCATCAGCCGAGTTGCGCTCGCACTCCTGGTGCGGCGACTCACGCTGCCCCGCACCGCGACCATGATCCCCGGCGAGGAATTCGCCGGATCCAACGGCGACACCATCACCGTCCGTGTCCCCCAGCCCGGCGTGGCGCTGGTGCAGGCGGCCAAGGGCGACGCCCTGGTGCCGGCCGACGTGGACGAGGTCCCCGTGGACGTCACGCTGCGCCACCTGTACCACCTCAAGAACGTGTCGGACCAGGAGCTCTCCATGGAGCTGGAGGACTTCGCCCGGCAGGTCACGCGGGTGCAGGTCGCTGCCGTGGCGACCGGCGCCGAGAACGAGGTCGCCACAGCGATGAACGACGCGGACGCCGTGGGTGCCACGCTGCAGTTCCCCCTCGACCCCGCCGACACGGAGGCCACGAAGGCCGTCATCCTGGGCGCCCGGGAGCTGCTCGGCGATGCGGACGTGCCCCCGGACGGGCGGTGGTTCGCGGTGTCCACGGACGTGGCGACCAAGGTGCTGATGGTCCCGGAGTTCACCAAGGTGAACGAGTCCGGCTCGGACCAGGCGCTGCGCCGGGCCGTGATCGGCAACCTCTACGGGTTCACGTTCGTGGAGTCGAACGCCCTGGAGGCTGGGTCCGCCGCGGCGTACCACACCTCGGGTGTGGCGTTCGGCCTGCGCGTCCCGGTGCGTCCTCGTGGCGCCACCGAGTCGGCGAGCCTCGTGGAGCAGGGCATCGGCCTCCGGCACGTGTTCCAGTACGACGCGTCGACGGCCCAGGACCAGAGCCTGGTGTCCACGTTCGCCGGCGCGGCGATCGTGGCCGAGGACGACCCGCCCACCGAGTTCCCGCGGTTCGTCAAGATGGACACGGCGGCCGCCTGATGCCAGTCACGTTCCGGCATACCGGGACTGGCCGGGAGTGCACCGTGCCCGAGGCCTCGGATGAGCCTGTGCGGCGCGTCCGGGCCCGGGCCCTACGCATCGCCCGTTTCGACGCGTCCCCGCTGTGGGAGCGCGTCGAGGCGGCCCCGGCCCCGACCGGACCGAAGCCAGCCGACGTGCGGGCGTGGGCGCGGGACCAGGGCATCGAGGTGCCCGTCCGCGGCAAGCTGCCCGTCGAGCTGGTGAGCCGGTACGTGGCCGCCCACACCGACGAGTAGGCGATGGCCGGGCTTATCACCGTTGCGGAGCTGCTGACCCGCCCGGGGTTCGAGGGCCTCGACTCCGGGCAGGCCGGCGCGCTCATCGAGGACGCCAGCGCCCTGGTGCGCCTGGAGGTCCAGCCGCTGCTGGACACGGTGGAGTCCCCCGACACCCCGCCGGCGGTGGTGGCCGTCCTGGTCAGCATGATCCGCCGCGGGTTCACCAACCCGACCGGCAACGCTCAGGAGACGCTGGGCGATTACAGCTACATGGCCGGCACCCAGGGCGGCGTGGCCACCATCCAGCCCACCCGCCGGGAGCAGCGGAAGCTCCGCAAGGCTGTCGGCAGGCTGGGGGCCGGCAGTCTGGCGCTCACGTCGGACCTGCCTGTCCAGCCCTCGGAGCTGGCCATCGGCCTCACCGAGGACGACGTGCTGTGATCGGCCACCTCCTCACCCACACCGCGGACGTGTACCGGCCCTCGACGGCCACCGACGAGGTGGGCGGCCAGACCGTCACCCTCGAGGCGGCCGGCACCGTGCGCGTCAAGGCCGGCCAGCCGACCACCGAGGAACGGCGCACCGCCGGCGCGTGGGCGGCCGAACTCACCCATGTAGTCCACGCGGCCCGGGGCACGGACATCCGCCGCGGCGACCAGCTCGACCTGGGCGGCACGTTCCGGCTCCGTGTGCTGGCCACCATCGAGGACTCGCACCGCACGTATCTGCGGGCGGACTGCGAGGCGTTCCAGCCGGAGGGCGGGTAA